GGACTATTAGGTCTATAGCAATGTGATAAATCGTAACCTAATTCGTGATCTAGTAAACCCGCACTATCAATTCCTGTGTTAGATGTAAGTGTATCAGGATTCCATTGAACATGCATGATTGTATAGTTCAACGGATCGATAGCCACAGTACCTACAATTTGACTACCATTTGCTTGTGTTAAAAATAGTCTACTTGAACCTGCAACATATTTTCCAGGGTATTGTTGCATAATGGCCATCCAGTCTACTGGTGTGCCTTGACGTTCTGGAATATCTAATGTAGGCTCCAATGGAACTGTACTTTCGTGTGGCTCTAATAAAATAGCTTGATTGTTGTATACTTCTAATTTATAACCAGTAATACTGATAGTCAATTCGTCAAATTGATTTTGAAAAGTTGTAGTCGATCCTAATGGGTCGCTTGATGAACCTAACCCTTCAATATAAGTTCCGCTATTAACAGCAGAACCATGCATGTTATTAATAATTTTTGTAATAACACCCAAATGTTTGACCTTAACTGGCGGATTAATCCATATAGGAGTATCTAGTGTTATGGTAGCAATGTCAATTGGTGTGTCATTGCCTACAGGAACTGTTCGACTATCCCAGTTAATATCATTTAAGTTTAATACAGTTAAACTGGTCCAGTCAATATAATTGTCTGTAGTTTGTAGTTCTAGACTAGGATTGAACAAGACTAAAATCTGTTCAAGTATTTGTAATTTTTGATCTGTATTGGCACTCCAAATATCGCACTTCATAGTAAGTTTGAATGGTGTTGGCATCAAACGTTCAATGGTATAATTTTTACCTTGTTCAGGCAAGTATTTGTTAGTGCGAGGATCTATAGCACGTTCGCGAATATTAACTGTATCTACAAAAGTTTGATCAGCTAGTCTATCTCGATCCAATGCTAGAGCTGTAACATAGATACTGATACGTGGAACAGAGTTTACAATATTTTCACTGTTTTGTCTAATAATGCTAGCTACTTGACGTTCAGCATCTCCATACATTACAGGTATACGATGTAAACTACCGTCACCGTATTTTACCACAAAATTACTAAACGCACGAATAGTCTGCGTAATATATCGTCTGATTTGCGCATCGTAGAAGAATTGTATAATAGTACAACGGCGTTAAACCGAAGCCTCCTTGTTTATATAGATGTGCATTATAAATCCGCCTTTGGTCTAAGCACTTTGCTGATGCTTTGTCTTTGTTCTTCTCTATCGTTGTATAAGGTAATAGTCCATTGTCCAGCGTAAGGAATTGTCTGTTGTTCACCGCCAATTACAGGTAAATTAATTCTTAACAACAATGGACTTGATGGAGTTTTTCTATAAGTTGTAATTAAGTTTGGATAATCACTGACAGCATAATCAATTAGTATGTTGTCTAGTTTTAAAACTACATAAATTCCCACTGGAGCAGATGGTAAAGTTGTACTGATAAGACTAACTCCTGCATCAATTTGATCTTGTGTAAATGTTGCAAATGTTGTGGCAATTGCATCTGAATAAGTCCAAAGATTATTGTTGATAAATCCAGTTTTAAGTGTGCTACGAGTATCAGTTTGTGTCATAGTCATGCGTACACTATCTTCTACAGCTACCCATCCGCCTGTGCCAGAATCAAATCTAAACAATCTGTTAGGTAAGAAATCTACACGCAAGAAAAAGTCATTGTTAGCTGGCGCCGCTGGAAAATTAACACCAAATCCAAACGCATATCCGTTAACTGGAAAACCATCTCCAACCAAGTATCCTGTATAACCTGTACGCAATGGTACACCGTACGTACCACTGGCAAGTTGTCCTGCATTGCTAGCATTGACAGTTTCATCATCTGCGGCCTGTAGTGTAGTTTGCCCGCCAGTAGCACTGGCCGCAAGAGTATAAAATTGACGAGTTTCATAACCACTCTTAGGAGCATCTGCTTCAGCTTGGGCAACAACTTGATTGTTAATTTCAATTTCTTTATTATATGTACTGAGCAAATCTTTAAGAGTAGTTCCTGCAACTGGATCTCCATTGGCATCCAAGGCTTGCTGATTAAAGATTTGTGCAAATTGCTGACTATCTGTAATTCGTTTAAGTTTTAATCTGTACAAATGTGGATACCAAGTTACGCTAAATCCTTCGCTAGCACGGCCTACATCTTCGATTACATAATAACGTGGTAAACTAAAGTCAAAATCGTTAAGAGCAAAATCGTCACGCAAATGCGGAAGTTCTATAACGTCCCCACTGATAGGTTTGCGCCCAATATACTTGATAAAATCGTTAATGTGTATGGTCATGTACAGGGTATCGTTGTCAATAAACAGGCCAAATTGGCTCAAATTAAAATCAATATTTTGTACATTATAAAGCCCGCGAATTCTGTAGATTTCCGAGTCGTATTTTCTGTCACGATTTTCTAAAAATAGCAAATCTTGTATGTTTGTTACTGCTGTATTAGCATAATTAGGCTGATCAGCTGTAGCATTAGCTGGGTCTGTACCAGCACCTAAGTATTTGTGCAGATAGACATCGGTTCCGCCAGCTTGAAACATCTCGCTGGCTTGGCGGTCAATGAACTTGTAGTCATTGCCCTTTTCTGGTTTATAAAGTGATAAGCGTGGCATAATGATATTTATCGAAGCTAAATATGTATGAGGAACTAATTATGGACGATTTCGCACCTACAACGCTATCCGACCCAACAGCTGAAAGAAATAAGGTATTTGACTATGTCAAACTAATGCTAGGCGACGGCATGGTTGAGGTGGAATTAGACCCAGCACACTATGAAGCAGCACTGGATAGAGCACTAAATCGCTATAGACAAAAAAGCCCAAATGCTGTGGAAGAAAGCTATTTGTTTATAGAACTAATTCAGGATACAAATGAATATAAATTGCCCGACGAAGTTATTGAAGTTCGTCAGGTATTTCGTCGTGCTATCGGTTCAAGAAGTGGTATGGGTGCAGGTGGAACATTGTTCGAACCATTCAACTTGGCGTACACAAACACTTACTTGATGAGTGGTAGCATGATGGGCGGACTAGCAACTTATGAAGCATTTGCTGGTTATCAAAAACTAGTTGGACGTATGTTTGGTAGTTATATTGAATTTAAATGGAAACCAACTAGCCATTTACTAACAATTCTACAACGTCCGTTTGCACAAGGCGAACAGATTCTTGTACAAAGTTATAATTTCCGTCCAGACTGGGTCTTGTTACAAGATGTATATGCCAAGCAATGGTTGAAAGACTATACCTTGGCTGTTTGTAAACAGATGTTAGGTGAAGCACGTAGCAAGTTTGCCAGTATTGCTGGCCCAGGAAGTCCAATTCAGATGAATGGATCTGATTTGAAATCAAGTGCCAAAGAAGATTTTGACCGTCTAGACAAAGAGCTAGACACTTATGTAGCAGGCGGAAGCGGCTACTATTTTGTACTAGGATAATTGTATGTCAATTAAAATTACAGATCTGCCATCAGAATCCACGCTATCTGGCGCCACTATAATCTATGTAGTAGATCCAGCAGGACCAACTAGCTATCAAAGTACGCTATCCAACGTTGCTACTTACATGAAAGGAGCATTGGCCACTACGATGGTACATGCTTTTGTTGTAGATGCTAGTGGAAATTTGCAATACACACAAATAACTGATTCAAATGTACAACTACAGTCTGGCGGTTCAGATTTATATGCCACAGTAGATGTCGGAACAAACCAATATAGCTATAGCATTGACGCCAGCGGCAATTTGATTGCCACGTATAGTTATTGATAAATATTAGAAATTGGAAAAACTATGAGTATAACCACTGTAAACTTAGGAAAAATTAGATTAAACTGGCGTGGCAATTGGGCAACCACCACAGCTTATAGCATAAACGATGCTGTATATTACGGCGGCAACAGTTATGTTTGTGTAACAGCCAATACATCCAGTTCTTGGTCCACTGATCTTTCATCAGGTTTTTGGCAAATCATGGCCAGCGGAGCAACAGCCAATACAACAGCTGGTGATATAACTTACTATGGCGGAAGTGGCAATACCAATTTGCCTATCGGTAGTTATGGCCAAGTACTAACAGTTGGTTCCAGTGGATATCCTATTTGGCAAAGTCCAGTTATCGAAGGCGATGTATTTTATGTTAGTATCAACGGTAATGACAGCAACAACGGCACTAGTTTAAACCAAGCATTTAAAACATTAAAATATGCCTGTAGTCAAGTTACAGGACCAGCAACAATTTATGTTAAGACTGGTACATATTACGAAACTTTACCTATCACAGTGCCTGCAAACGTTTCTATCGTTGGCGACAGTATGCGTGATACTGTTATTGCAGCATTAACAGGAACTGCTAGTACAAATTATGTCAGCGGTGGTAATACAACCACTCTAGTTGTTTCGTCTACCAGCGGTATTTTAGCAGGCATGACTGTGACCGGTACAGGTTATTCAAGCGGGCAAAAAGTTGTCAGTGTAACTAACAGTACAACATTGGTAATGAGTGCAGTATCGAATTCAACACCAAGTGGCACATTAACATTCACATATCTAAGTACAGATGCTAGTCCAGTAGTTAATAATTTAAGTACCATGTTCTATCTAAGTGACCAAACTTTACTACAAGGTTTGTTACTAACTGGTATGACTGGTTTTGCTATCAACGGAAGTTATCCAACTGATATTACCCGTGCTACAATTGGCGGTGTTTATTTAAGATTAAATCCTAGCTCAGTAATTACAAAAAGTCCATATGTAAAAGACTGTACTGCAAAGAGTACAGGTGGTGTTGGTGCTATTGTAGACGGAAGCGTTCAAGCAAGCGGCAACAAGAGTATGGTGTTCTGGGCCTACAACATGGTGCTTGACGGCGGTGTAGGTTTATGGTGTGCAAATGGCGGTAAAGCAGAAGCTGTATCAGTGTTCACGTACTATTGCTACATGGGCTATACAGCCAGCGGTGGTGGTCTGATCCGTAGTATTGCAGGTAATAACAGTTATGGTACATATGGTGCTGTTAGTTTAGGTTATCTAAGTACAGAAACAGCAATTACTGGTACAGTATACGGCGGTATGTTAACCTATAACACCGCACTATCAACCGGTACATTCACACAAGGTGAAACAATTACACAAGCAACTAGTGGCGCTACTGGTGTAGTTACTAGTGTGCAAACTGGTTACTTGTACTATAAAGCTACCAGCGGAACATTCAATACAACCAACTTAGTAACAGGTGGTTCTAGCGGAGCAACTTTAACTCCAACAGTAGTAGGCGGACAATCAAATTATGTATTAGTATTGAGTGGAGTAAGCGGAACTATTAGTGCAGGTGCAAGTTTGCAATTTGCATCAGGCGATACTAGTGCTTATGTTGTCAGTGCTGTAAGTACAGCTACAGTTAACAGTACAGCGGTTACTATTTTAACTCTAGCACAACAAAAAACCGTGGCTAGTAATGATGGTGTTGGAGTTCAAGTTCGTTATAACTTTAGTTTGATTAGATTACAGTCGCATGACTTCTTGCAAATTGGTACTGGCGGTATTGCTACGACAAACTATCCAGGGACACCAACACAAGGTCCTACTCCAGCTAACCAAATTAACTACACATTCCCAGGTCGTGTTTATTATGTGTCAACAGACGAACTTGGTAACTTTTATGTAGGTAACTATTTCAGCGTTAACCAAGCAACTGGTGCAGCTACATTGAATGCTAGTGCGTTCAACTTGAGCGGTTTGACCAGCTTGCGACTAGGTTCAATTGGCGCACAACTTGGCGCACAGATTAACGAATTCTCAACAGACGGGACATTAAGTCAAAACTCAGACGTTAAAGTTCCAACACAACATGCGGTTACAACTTACTTAGGTGCCGCGTATCAAAACATTAGTCCTGCTGTAGATACAGTAGTGACCACAGCAACAGCAAGTAGTGGAGCAAATATTACAGTCGGAACAACAACTGGTATGGTTGTTAACATGACTGTAGTGTTTGGTGCTAACTTAGGTAGTTTGACAGCACAAACTGTATACTATCTATTATCAGCCAGCGGCACAACAATCACTGTTAGTCTTGCACCAGGCGGCGCAGCTGTTACAGTTGGAACAACAACTGGACAAAACGTTGCCGTAAACACTGGTTATAGTTTAGGTGTTGCAAGTAGACGTTGGAGTCACTTGTACGTGGGTCCAGGATCAATTACACTAGGATCTATTACAATTAGCGATGTCAGTGGTACACTACAAGTTACCAGCTCTGGTAGCAATGCCAATGCAAATATTAACAGTATTCAAAATGGTACTAGTAATGTCACTGTAGCTAACAACGGTACTGTGACAATTGCTTCAGCAGGTACCACAGCAATTACAGCTACAGCAGTCAGTACAACAGTCAACAACAATTTGATTGTAAGCGGAACACTAACTGTTAGCGGTGCTACTGACTATGTTGGAGCTACTAATACAGTTTATACTGACAATTTGATTGAACTACATGCACCATCAGGTGGTGTAGGTGGCACATGGGCTACCAATGACGGTAAAGACATTGGTTTACGTATGCACTATTATGCTAACAGTGCTGATCAAAATGCTGCATTGGTATTGGCCAATGACAGTGGTTATTTGGAATGGTACAACACTGGTACAGAAAACGTTAGTGGCGACTTTGTATCAGCCTCATATGGTACTATCAAGGCCGCCTCATTTTTAGCAACAACTAGTGTGGACAGCAGTAGCACATCATTTAATCTTGTAAACACCACAGCTACAACGTTAAACATTGGCGGAGCGGCAACTACAATCGGTATTGGTGCTAGCACTGGTACAACCACCGTCAATAATCAATTGACTACTAACAATGCTGTAGTGAACACTTTGCTAAAAACTGGTTCAACCATTGGCTATACTGATACTGGTATATTGGCCACTTTTGCCAACAGCACAGC